TCATGGGAGCGCCTCAATGTTATTTAGAAACCGTGCCGCAATGGAATGGAATATATCACTTGCCTCAGCCACCTTCACAAAATGGGCGCCAACTATCCCATCGCTCCCTTTCAGCGCGAATATGGGCTTCCGGCTAGTTTGCGACATTGGAACGAGGCTGTGGAGGTTCGGGACTGCACCGAGTGAGTAGTCAAAATGCTCCGGGCTCGGTTGATGCTCGTCAATGATGCTCCGCTGTATCGCATCAGGGATCTCCCGCATGATTTTTTCGTAGGCTTTAACAGCACGACGCTCGCCGCGAGGGTCCCTTTTTGCGGTGTACTGTTGATTGACGTACCCCAACAATCGAAGCCGAAATTCCAAATCGGGAACTTCAATTTCAGAATGATCGCTTATAGAACTAAGCTGTAAGGTTAATCGACGTTTCCATTCTGTGAGCCAAGAAGAAATATTCTCCGTCGCTCTTATACTAAAGAGATCGATAGAAAGGGGCAGCACAAAATAATCACAGCCGATCAATACGGATCGATTTATAGAGCCCAACGACGGTCCCATATCGAAAAAGACGAAATCATAATCTCCGCAATTGAGCAGGAAGTTTCTGAACATATAAGTCGTGCGTAGACCACGGACGTTACCGCTATTCCAGTCAGCGGCCAACGTGTCCTCAATCAGTGCTAGTCGCGGGTCGCCAAGTAAGACATCAACGAAAAAGGAATGAGAGCGCCTGAAGACGTTATCAGTCGAAAACCCCTTTCCCTGGGAAAGAGGTCTTGCCATCGAATAGACTGTATAAGCTGACTTTTTTTCATAGATTTCATCCAAGACGCTGTCTTGGAACATATATTGCGTGGCGTTCGTTTGAGGGTCAGCATCGACAACGAGGATCTTTTTGTTGTATGCCGCCAGTGCCGCAGCAAGATTGCATACAAGGGTAGTTTTTCCTACCCCGCCTTTATTCGTAAAGAAGGCCACGGACTTCATCGTTAATCCCCAATTTTACGATCTTTGAGTAGCTGCTCGCAAATTCAATTGCAACTAGGGTTGATCGATGGCGCCGATGGCCACAGCAAAGCCTCGCATCGCTGTCAAAGATGATGTGTGAATAGTTGCAGCGCGCCGGAGCCGAACGGGAATAATGAGCACGTTCGATGAATTGACTCTGCTATTAATTACATCATAGGGCGCCAGGTTTGCAGAAAGAGCGTCAGCTTGGGAAGCTCGAACTAATGCCTACGGTTCAAGCGCTTAGCTGTAAAACTCAGCCGTTCGCGCGAGAAAAAGCCATTTGGTATCAATAGGGGTGTAAAACGGCGTGGGTTGCATAGGCGAGCAAATGACCTTGATTTTCCGCTGATCACGTCCATCCTGTGGAGATGGTTCTTATATCGCCACCAACCTTGCCGCCTGGAGATCCTGACCGGCACCTGAAATGCCAGGACGCCGTTCACGTCGCCTTCAGCGATCTTGCGCAGGCGGCCGTTGAAGCTGGATGGGATGAGCAGGAGGTCGCAACCGCCCTCGTCGAGGTTGCCGATGCCCATGTTCTCACAGTGATCGAAAACGCAGGCTTGGACGATGCGCTGAGCCGGTTCAAAAAGCGCTTCCGGCCGGAATAGGCGCGGCTACTCGAAAGCTCTCGACACCTTCAATCGGCTATCCCAATTTGTCATGAACTGACGCGCGATCTCTCGGCTCTCGGTAAAGGTCACGTTCTCCGCATTCCGCTTCTGCGCCGCGGCGGTGTAATTGTAAGACCCGCCGATCGTCAGGCGTCCGTCGATCACGATGATCTTGTTATGCGCGATCGCCGGCTCGAAATCGATCCAGACTGGAACGCCGACGGCTTCAAGCAGCGTCGCGCCCGAATATTTCCGCTCATTGGTCTTATCGAGGATCGCGAGCACTTCAACGCCCCTGCCCGCGGCTCGTTGCAGCGCATGGATGATCGGGAGCGAGGAAAAGCCATAAGCCTGGACGCGGATTGATGACCGAGCTCGGTCGATCGCATCGATGATCTTGCTCTCGCATTGTTCGCCTGGCGTGAAGCAGACGGAAACTTTCGCCTCGATTGGCTGGCCGGAGTAAACCGGGCTTGCAAATATAAGAGCGACAATCGTGGCGGCGGCGAATCTCATGCGATCTCCATAGCATACCGAGGGCGCCCAGCTCACATCCAGCGCGCCTAAGTAAGAAAGAAGAGATATTGGGAGACTCTTCGCTCCGCATCCCGCCTATCAGGCAGAGCGCTCCTCCATCACCGTCGCGCATACCGCTACGCGTTACATGGTACGGTCGAACTTCTTCGTGTTCGCTTACAGAAATAGTATAAGCATAGAAATACCAAGAACAGTCAGGCCGCCAAAGATCGGCAGCAGTATCTTCATAATCAGATGAGCAAGTTTCTCTCGCTCTTCTCGTGTCAAGTTAGTCCAGCGCGATTTTGCCAATTGAATAAATACCTATCCCCGAGAGGATCATCACATTTGAAACTGAATTGGCGCTTAATACAGCTTGATGTAATATTATGAATTACATTTTTCTAATGTTCTTTTCTGAAGCCTTGACTCTTCTCCAAAATGAGAACATTTTGAGAACAAATTAAGGAAGACGCCATGAGCACCGCCGAGAAATTCATTGTCCTGCCCTATCGGAAGAACCGCGGCAACCTGGTGCCGGGTGAGATGCGCCAGGCTTCAAATGCGGTCAGCGCCGAACGGATTGCCGAGGCAATGGCTTCCCGCTTCGTCGGCGTCGCGGCTTATGCTGTCATGGTCGATGAGGAGAGCGGCGATATGTCGTCACCTCGCCTTCTGGCGAAGCATGGCGAGATCGCCGATCTAAACGCCGCCTGAGATAGACCGATATTTTCAATACTGAACCGCCCCTCCGGGCGGAACGGAGACGTGCGCCATGCAACCGAACCATTACACAATCACGCGCCAAGACGCAGAGGTGCTCAAGCAACTTGTCGCATTCGTCAGCCAGGATGTTTTTGATGAGCGGCGGCACGACGGCGGCATTGGCAAATCCGCAGCGTTCCTCGCGATCATCAATGATGCGCGCGGCGCGCTCGAGCAAATCGGCGCTTATGACTATGATCACGAGAATGACGACGACCTCCCGCCATATACCTTCTGGTGGGAAGGCCCATTCGATCTTCCGAGCAACGAAATCGAACATGCGCTCGCCGTTGAGACCGAAGGCAGGCCTGGCCTCGTTTTCAAGCGGGTGCAAGTGAATACTGCCTTGCCATCGGGATACTTCGCAGATTTGCAGTTTGTGATCGATGAAGCCGAAGGCAAGATCTGCACGCTCATCAGCATCCAGATCGATCGAACCGAACTCAATCTCGGGCCGAACTGGTACGATATTGGCGAAAACCTTGAGGCGACCATTGGGCTCATTGTCGATGGGATCGAAACCCATCCCACCTGGGTGCAATATTTCCAAGCACAAGCATGACCGATGCCCGAGAAGGCCCCGAGCCGAATGGACGTGCTTTCGGCGCCTACGCTATCCAGCTATGCGCAAGGGTCGCACTTTGTCAAAATCACCTGTGAGCTCTGCCGGGTGAAACGCTTTTATGAGCCGGTGGATATCATGCAGCTGTGCGGAAACATTTCCGTTCGACAAATCGCAAAGCAATTCCGCTGCGAGAAGTGCGAGCGAAAGGATTACTTGGACGTCGACTTAGTAAGCCCGTCAGCGGCTGAACGCGTCGGCATGAGCGTACGTCGGCTTACCGAGATCAGAATTATCCGCAGACCGGTGTGGAAAGATATAAAGCTTTGAGGTGGATCGATGGATCGGAGAATGAGGCTGACGAGAGCCCAACTGGACAGGGGATGGCCGCATAGGCTTATGATCCTGGTCGAGGGCATGACCTATCGCGAATCCGGACCGCTTCACGAGGCAGTCAGGCAAATCGACCCTACGTACAAGACAAAGCACGCCCAGTATTGCGGTGCCTCATATCAGGTGCTTTGTTTCAAAGAAGAGGCGACAATGCGCAATGTTCAACGGCTGATCGGCGGCCGGATCGTGCTGCCAAGTGATTTTTCCAAGTCCGGCGAATGGAACGGCAGAGGATCAAATGTGCAATCTTTACAACGTTACGACCAATCAGGAAGCGATACGGCATTTTACCCGAGCGATGATCGACAGCATCGGAAACCTGGAGCCGGAACTGGACATTTATCCTGATAAGATGGGGCCGATCGTGCGGAACACGCCCGCCGGCCGAGAGTTGGCAAAGGTTCGCTGGGGGCTGCCCTCTTCCGCAGATGCAATATTTGAGAATGCAAAGAAGCGCGCCGATAAGTTGCGCGCCAAGGGCAAAGAGTTCGACTTCAACGAATTGCTGAGATTGGAGCCTGACGGAGGCACGACCAACGTCCGAAACATCAATAGCAAACACTGGAAACGTTGGTTTGGCGTAGAAAATCGCTGCGTCGTGCCGTTCACCCGTTTTGCCGAGCCGGACCCAGCAAGCAAGGTCGAAGGAGGAAGGACACCGAATGCCTGGTTTGCGGGCAGCGAGGACGAACCGCTGATGTTCTTTGCGGGCTTATGGGTGCCGCAATGGACTTCCGTGCGCAAGATTAAGGAGGGAGAAGTCACAGTCGATCTCTATGGCTTCCTGACTTGCAAGCCGAATGCCGTCGTCGAGCCGGTTCACTACAAGGCAATGCCCGCCATTCTTCGCGATCAAGATGAAGTCGAGACTTGGCTAACGGCCCCATGGGAAGAAGCGAAGTCGCTTCAGCGGCCGTTGCCAGATGACGAACTGGTGCTTCTATCGAAAGAGAAGTTGAACTGAGATGAGCGAGGAGCCGGACCGCCCGACGAAATTCCTGCCGACATCGACGAGGCTCATGGTCTACAGGCTATTCCTGGTAGCGATCTGTGCCTTCTCACTGATGATTTGGACGGAGACGATTGCAGTCCTAGCATTGATTTTTTTCGCGTGCCTTCCCGGATTTTTTATGACCAGCTCCAGGCCCAGGTCGGCGACAAGTTTTTTATTCCCTACCGATTTATCGCTCCCTACCAACTTTTCGTTTTCATTTGGAACGGCTTCAGATCGAAAAATGGTTAGGGCTTCCAATGGCTAGTGAATCATCTCGGGCGAAACACCCCGGGCGATGGCTTGCCGGTCATCATATCGACCTTAGACCCGACAACCTCAACCTTCGTCGAGATCGCGGACATATCCTTGCGAAGAAGATCAAAGCCGGTTTGCATCGTCTGCCGCATCGCGTCCTGACCGTTAATCATCAGATCGGCAAGCCGGTCCATGCGGGCGTTAGCAACCTCCTGCCCCTTTTTCAGCTCAACGATATCCTTCGGGGCGCTGGCGACATCGGCAAGCGCCTTCTTCGTTTCGGCCTGAAAGGTATCGGAGATCTGCATTCGGGCAAGGCCGCGCTGGTCGATGACCTGAACCTTCGCTTCCAGGGCGGCGTAACGATCCCACCCCGCCAGCGCCAGCGCGAGCAGTGGGAGAAGAGTACCAAGATTGAAGTCGAAGATGATGCGAGGCTTATTCATTGCCGTATCCTCTTTACCAGTGCCCATTTATCCCGCCCTGCCCTTTGAAATGCTAAATGGAATGCCACGCCAGCAGCAGGAGAGCCGCCAGCGTGGTTGATGTGATGAAGAAGCCCAAGATCTGCCCCGCTGCCGCCAACGTCATTTCCGGCACAGCGGATCTTTCCCGCACTGGATGTTGTGGGCGGCGACTTCACGCGTGAACGGCTCATCATTCGCGAAGATGAAAACTCGAGTCTTTGCGTTGGGGTGTAGTGCCGCATAGCCGGCGCCGTCACTGGCACCCGTCGTCGCGCCACACCCCGCCAATAGCCAGACAGACATCAGGGCGAGACATATTCTTGACCTTGGCATCAGTATCGTTCCTTTCCGTGATTTGGTTGGCGACGGCGGTCTTCGCTTCATGTTCGGCCGAAGCGGAGCCATCCGAACGGCCTTTCATGTAAATGGCTCCAACGCCCAGCAGGATGCCGCCGACCAAAGCCAGCGAAATCCAATTCTTGCTGAAAAACGCGCCGACGAGCCCGATCATGCCGCCACCGCATCAAGGGTCTGCGCGCCTGCCGCCTGTGCAATCGTGGGGAGATCGAGGACATCTGCCCGTCTGTTCTGAACCCGCTTCGCATACCAGCGGTAGGCAGCGCCTGCGCCGACGAGCGCGATCGAGCCGACCGTCATCCACATAAGCGCATGATCGATGAAGGTGCTCGACCCAGCGAACTGCGATAGCTGATCCTTGGCCGATGCAATGTAGCCGGTCACCGCGCCGCTGGCGAAGCCAGAGCCGGTCGTACCGTCCGCGATGGCAAGAACCGGAGCGGCCTTGGCATCCGAGATGAAGGCTTTCGCCTGGCCGCCTTCAACAAAAGCAAAGGCCGGGTCGGGACCGACGGAGCCGGAGGCCCACACCTGGCCGGTCTTGAGGACAGCGGCACACCGAGCCGACCATCCCTTGCCGAAATACTTCCATGTCTTCAGAGCTTTCAGGAAGGCGAGACGGCGCTCCATGATGATCCTGATCAGCCCATCATCATCATTTACGCCGCCGGCCGCCAGGATGGTTCCCTGACCGCAAAGTCCGTCGATAGCGCCCTGGTAAAGGCCGAGCTGTTTCAAAGCACGCTGCAGCCACTTCACGGCCTGCGAGACGCCGGAATTAACCGTGCCGTCAAACAGGACGTAGGACACGCCGGAGCGAAGCTTGCCGCAGCTCGCCATGTCCCAATAGCGGGAACGGTAGATGTCAGAGACCTCGCCATCGCTGATCAGCTTGACCGACTGTGTCGGAAGACCTTTCGCTGTCCTATACTCATTATAGACGCGCTGGGTGATGCCCTTGTTCGTGGCGCCGCCCGGATCGTTTGGATTGTTGGTGAAACCGCCCTCGCTGATAAGAACCTTGGCGAGAGAGCGTGCGAAATCGTCCATAGGGTTGCTCCATGGATAGGGTTGAACGGGATTTTGAGATGCGCCGACGCAACCCATCCCGCGTTCGGGACGAGTTTCGGTTTCATGGGATTTCCTGAAAGGATCACTCGGAAGTGAAGGCCTGCGCCTCTATGGTTGCAAACACTTCACAAGAAATACATTCAATGCTAGCACTACATTGCGAGCCAGCAGCCCTACCTGCTAACCCCACTCGCAAATATGAGCGTTCCCCTGTGCTATGGCCCTGCTTGCCCCACCGGCAGGGCCGATTTTTTTGCGACGGTTTAGCGAGAGGGTCTTATCAATCGGCCCGCATTCGGGACGAGTTTCATATTTCACCGATTTTTGGGTTAGTGTGATGGCAGATTGATGGGGAGCTAATGTCCTGATAAGAATGACAATATAGATAGGGAAGATGGCATCATGGATGTTGCTAGCAGAGTCAAACCCGAGAGCCTTTAAATCGCGCTTCAGGGACGGGTTTTGGTTTCATTCTTGCACCAAATTGTTTGGAGGATTTCTCTGCCGAAACGGCAAGACCCGCCGGGTGCGCACCACCGCGACGGTTCTTAGTAAATCCGCAAAACTCCGCGGCTATTTAGTCAATGCGCTCGCAGAATAGATAGTGATGACGACCAGCCCATGTTGTTTCTTCTGCTATGATCTTAAGGCCGGCAGTTTCAGCCATACGGCGAAGTGTAGCGGGGGAGTATAGCCACCACCACGGGCCGTAGCTTGGTTCTCCATTGCGGACCCAATTCCAGCCTTCGGTGTTGATGTGATGGATTTTCATGCCGAACGCGTCGTAATGCGCGCCCATGACACGCCGTTCATAATCGCCCAGCGCAGGGACGAATAAGAGCCTCCCGCCCGAAAAATCCAGCGCCCCTTGTTCATTTTCGACCCTATCAGGTACCACCATTGAGCCGAGAAGGAAGTATTTTCGGGTCAGCTTGCGATACTGTTGAAGCGTGAAAACAGGCGACGGAACGTGGTAAAGAATGCCGGCGCTATAAACGAAATCGTATGTCCCAATCTTTTCGGTGATCTGCGGGTCATCGATGCTGACAGAATGCTCTTTCACATCGCTGATATTGAGCTCTGCCAGGCGGGATCTAAGCGCGGCCCACGAAGGAGCGTCTAGCGGGTCTATATCCGCTGCCGTCAGGGACTTGGGCCCGTACTTGGCCGCGACGCTCAGCGTCTCGTTGACCGTGCCGTATAGAGGGCCGACGTCAAGGTAATCCGCATTCGGCACATATTTCTCAAAAACATCCAGCATGAATTTATCGCGCATAATTCGACCCTGTGTTGAAAAATTCCGGCCGGATATGCGCACACAGCGGCGACGGGTGTCAATCTGGGATGGAGATTATTTGCCTGATTAACACGTCACGCGGGCGTAATTGTGGTTCCGTCTCGTAGCGAAACCCACGCTGCCGTTGCCGATGCCCCGAGCGCGCGATAAACATGGGTGTTGGTCGTGTTGTAGACGAGCATGCCCTTGCGCTTGTTGGTAGTATTGACCGCATTCGTGGCCGAGCCGAGCGTGGCAGAGGTGTATTCGAGATCTACGTCACCGATGGAACGCCATGCACTTGATGAAGACGCGTCCATTGTGATCCAAAGGGCGCCATTTGCAGTATCTGCGACGAGACTGCCCTTTGCTTCCGTTCGGAAGGTGTTAGGGTTCCCAAATACCGCCTGAAGGCTTAGGCCGCCAGCAAAGAGGAAGCGGTTATAGTTGTTGAAGTTTGAGTAGCCGAAGGACAGAGCACCGGCACTGTTATGAACCTGCATGCCATCGGAAGCCCATGTCACATAGCCAGCAGCAACACCATTGATGTAGACGGTGCCCGATTGGGCTACGCCAGCATCGCCATAAAGCAAGGTGTCGGTGAGCGCCTGATTAGCATTCGCCATCCCTGCTATTTCGATAGTGTTAGTTTCAAATTCGAAGGCTATGCGGCCAGCGGATCGGTTGACGCGATTTGCATCGGCCGCCAACTTCGGCATGCCTTTGAAGATGACCGTCGTGTGGACAGTCGCCCCATTGGCATAATTTAGGCTGGTCTGCGCCCCGGTATTCGGATTTGTGCCGAGCAGATATGTCTTGCCAGGGAACGCTGCGCCGCTGCTGATACCGTCGATATTCGCAGTAAAATTGAGCTCCACATCGCAGCTCACGCCATCCCATATAATGGAGTTGGCATAGGTGCGGGCGTCAACAACGTTATAGATGCCGTGGTTGCCGTGGCCGCTAACCCCGAAGCTTCCGTTCGTCGTTAGCCAGACATTCAGAGTACGCTCGGAATGCGTGTTGTCGATGACAGCACCAGCGCCGTTCTCGAGCTTTATCGCGTCGAAACATTCGTCGATCGCGTTAGCATCCATCGACAGGCCATTAAAGTAACCAGCAAACACACCAAGCGGCTTGTCGCCAGCCAGCACGCGGCCGGCTGCGTGTATCCAGTTGTCTCGAATGCCAAAGCTGTGAAGATTGCCGAATTGCCCGTAGATGCCGTAGTCGCCGAAATCGTAAATTGCGGACTTTTGAATGTTGCTTTCCCAGCAGCTTTCGACAAATACGCCGCGCCTTACGTTGCGAATACCCACCTTTGATAGGTTTGATTTCGTCGCTGCAGTCCAGCGGATACCAGCAAAAATCTCATTGATGGGCCATATCGTTAGGTCAGATACATCAGCACCCTCACAGTAGCTGATCTTTTGGTTGTCGATGTCGGGGCCATTGATCGCAGTGGCAGAGAGCGATTTGAATTGCGTGCCGACCGTTTGGCCTGCCAGGCCGGCCGATCCGCCTGTGAGGTTGAGAACCCAAGGCGCGACATGCAGGCCAACGCCGAGAGCGCGGTCCGCGAGAACGAAATCCGGCCGCAAGATAGTAGCGTTCGGGAAAGAATACTGGCCGTAGGTCGATGCATCCATAGGCGACTGCGGGAACATCGCCATGCCGTCGCCGTAGATACGGACGAACGGCCCAGAATAAAGCGTCTTCGTGAAGCGCCATACACCTGCGGGGATCCTAACACGGCCGCCGCCCGACATGGCAGAGGGGCGATCCGTAATGGTTCCGGTTGGGAGCCACTTTACAGGTGACCAATAGTCAAGCAGTTTCTGCAACGGTTGCCAATCGTCCGCCACGCCATCGCCGAAACCACCGAACATGTAGGCGTCAGGGAACGCTTCCGCCAATCCCCAACGTTTCGTTCCACCATTTGATGTCTGCTCGCCAGGCCGAGCAACTTCGGGCGCCATCACCTGCCGATAGAGGGCGGCACCCTTGCCGTTGGCTGAATAATAGCCGTTGGTGCGAATGAACGTTATGCCGTTAGGTATGGCAAGCCCGGCCAAACCGACGGCTGTGGCGTATATGGGAACATTACCCTGGCTGACAGCATCGGAAGCATAGCCGGCAGCGATGTCACGCGCTTCTTCAGCGGCATGCTGCGCATCTTCCGCGCGGCTCTGAGCGAGTTGCGCCGCATCGCGAGCAGCATAGGCAGCATCACGCGCTGCATAGATGAGACTTGCGACGGCGACATCAGACAAAAGATAGAAAATCGAACCAAGGCGAACACCCAGAAGATAGCCAGGCGTCAAATCGCCAGCGCCAATATCGAGCCCACTGCGCGTTTTTATTGTAAGAGGCAATTGGTTATTGAAAGCGATCGTCACCGGTGTCCCGGTATTCGTCACGGTAACGTTGACCGAAACGAGCATGCCATTTGTTACTGGAACAGTTGACGTCGCCTTGATGGCATTCTGGGTACCTGTTCCGCTATTGCTTGCTGCGATGTACGTGTAGGGGAGCGGCAGCGCGAAAGACCACGATCCAGAGCCGCTTCCCCCATTTTTGCGGTATATGCCGTTGTTCGTCACATTGCCGTCAGCATAGACCCATGCCATCGTGTCGGCCGAATGCGCCAGATCGCCGTTCAATTGCGCAAGTGTCTGCTTTGCGATCGTGCCTGCACCCGCAGCGATAGCATCCGTTGCCGCTTCGAGCTGTAGAAGATAGGCGCGAATTTCTGGTTTCGACGGCTGCAATGGAGTTGCGGTTGGACCGTCCGCATAGACAGAAGCCGCATTCGGACTGAAAGGCATAGCATTCTCCACATGTTATCGAGCCGGCCGATGGCCGGGAGAACGGGACCAATTGTGTTTTGAGAGATCAGGTGACTGTGAATGCGCCGGTGGCAACTTCGGTGGCTGGGATGCCGGATCGATTGATTGCGACAACCCATCCATATCTTGTGCCGGCACTGATTCCTGTCACGATGCGGCTGTCCGCACTGCTTGGCGCGCCATACTCTGGCGGGCTGGCGGCGGTTGCGGTCGAGTAATTGTTCGCCGTATTCCAATAAAGGCGAGCGCCTGCATAGTTTGAACTATTTGGGGCGGTCCAGTTGAATGTAGCCTGCCCGACACCACCCGTTGCTGTGGCACTTGTCACCGGACCCGGCGGCGTCGGATCGGCTGTCGAATGCACCTCTTCCGTCGAGGAGCGTGGCCCATAGGAGCCGTTCGAACCGATGAAACCGGCTTGGACGTCGAGATCGACATCGACAGGAACGGCTCCCGTATTCAGTTCGACGAAGCCCCCTGAGGCTGTCCAGTCCGGGAACCGCTGCTCGATCCACGCTCCTGGCATGCCGCTGCCGGCATCCGTCGGGCGATAGAAGACGACTGGTGTCCAGCTATCGGAACCAGGATCGACAAGAACAACGCGTAAATAAACAGATCCGCCATTTGCCTTGGCCTCAACAGTATTGATGACGCCTGGCGAGATTTCCGCCGTACCTAGCGTATTTGGAACCGGAGGCTGCTTTCCCTCATCCGTCGCCGGGTTCCAAACTTCGATCGTGTCCGCAGGATATTGGGCAATATCCATGGTGAAAACGCCAATCAGGATCGACAGATCCGCGTTCTTATTCTCGACGACTTTGCCGTTCAGCTCCGGCAGCATGATTGGCGTATCGAGACGGACCCATCGGCTATAGGCTGCATTGACGCCAGAAAATCGGCAATCGATCTGTCCGCGCGGCTTTTCCTGCAGGCAAAGCCATTCCCGCTTTCCAAGCCTCCTCGCCTGGCGCCACTGATGGCACCAGAGGTACTCACCATCCTTCGATAGCACGCGGCCGGACGACATCTGCGCCGCAGTGTCCTCGAAATAATCAGTGTCGCAAGTCGAGTATCCGGTGTCTGGATAAGTGAATTTCGGGACAAGCCGGTTTGTTTCATCCTCAAATAGGACATCAAACTGTATGCGGTGCCCGATAAGGTCGTCATCGGTAATGGTTTCGACGCGGCTTTCGCGAAACTTGCCGACAGTGAGCAGCAAGGCGCCATCAGGGCGTTCCATTGTCCATCCGTCACAGGTCGCAAGAATGGCCTTGCTTCCGACCTTTGGGCCATTTTCCGTCGTATCCCAACCGTTGCACTCGTAGCGCTTCTCAGTGCCGCCCAATGCGCGGGGCACGTCCTCGTCGCAAATGTTCGCCTCCTCGATCCACATATCGAGCAAGGGTAGGATGGCAATGCGGTAATCGCGAAGATTGCCGAACTCATTGAAGCATTCGTGCCAGCAAAGGATAAGAACGCTATTTTGTGTCCACACCCAAGCGGCTGGATTTTCCGGGTTCGCATCGATCCGGTAATCCCAGCACAAGGCCCAATCACCCTCGACGGAGGCCTGCGGTGCTCCGTATGGAAATCGCTTGTTTTGGTTTTTTGCTGCGCTCGACTCCGCGATCATGGCAAGAGAGGTCTGCCCGTCGCCGCGATGATTGTTCGTCCAGACACCTGATGCGGCAAGCTTGTCAACCAACGGTGCGTAAGGTGTCTCAGTCGAAAGACCGAGCCTGGTAAGGAGCCTGACATTGTTGCCGTAACGGCCATTATCGTCATTGGTCGTATAGCCGTTCGCATCAATGAACACTTCGTCATTGTGCAACCAGTATCGGTTGATCGATTTTGAGCGATGAGCGACCAAGGCTTGCACGGCATAGAGATAGTCTCCGCTTGCCTCCCACATCGTATAGGCGCCGGCAAGCCGCGTCCTTCCGACCGCCCATACCCTGAAGGGAACGCTCTGCGTCTTTGGAACGCGGCCGCTTTCCGGATCAGGAACCTTGGGAGCCATCAAGGCTTGGACACCAATTGCAAGCGCAGTCGTCGCAATAGCACTCGATGCGGTCACCGCCACGGAGAGCGCCGTTCCCGACAAGCCAAGCCCCCCGCTGAATATGGCTGTGAAGAGCGGCGTGAATATGGGATCGAACAGGACCTGGCTGTAAAGGGATGTGCTATAGGATAGCCCATAGCACACCAGCATCCGCTGCTGATGGTTCATCATGCCACGATGCTCCATGCAGCGATAAACTCGGCCCTGCACCCGATGACCCCCTGATATCCCAGACAGGCCCATTGATGACCGAACTTGATGGCGCCGATCTCCTTGATCTGCAGATCGCTCGCCGACCTTGCCGAGATCAATGCGATATCGCCATTCTGCGGGGCATTGGTGTGCGTAATCCCACCTTTGCGAGCAAGACGATCCACAAGGGCGAGCATCCCGCCAGCCTTCTTGATCACGGCAACTGCCTGCTCTTCGGATGCATAGGTGCCTCTATATTCAGCGGCTGGATCGAAACCGCGGACATACTCCACCCATGAGGCGCAAAACATTAAGCAGTCGTCTCCACCGACGCCGCCCCAGCAGAAGCGGTGCGGCAACTCAAGCCACTCTCTCAGGATCATGGTTGTCTCTGATATCTAGTAGTTCGGCCAAACGGGCGCGATGCCATAGGCTAGGCGCTGCACCTGTTTGCAAAAGTCGTCAGTTGGCGAGATCGCCTTCTGCTGCGCGTCGGACCATAAGGTCCGCGTTGCCCGCGAGCGCGTCAGCGTGCCGGCGACGACGGAGAGCGACAGGGTGATCGATGGCTGATTGAGGCCAAAGACGGCTTGCCGCGATTTCGACACATGCGACGCCGTTCCCCGCCAAACGGGCACGATCGGTCCCATGGGCTGATAGTAATCGTCCAACGTCATCATGCCGACCTGAACAGCCGCGCCGCGAACCGGCGGGATCGAGGCGAGCGTCTCGCTCGCCGTCGCCGGATCAATGCCCGATAGGGTGATATCAACGCTATCGGCCGTTCCGCCGATCAAGTTTTGGAGCACCGGCAGTCCAATGAGACGGCCGCCGCCCATATAGACGGTGCCGTCCGGATCGACGCTCTCGAAGCGAGCCGGAATATCAGTCACGCCAAAGTAGATATGAAGCGCTGGATCGGTGGCGATGCGTAAGAAGATCCCAAGCATGTGGCTCGTGCGCATCCTGGCGATCACATTGTCAGGAAACCAGCCCATCAGAACGCCTCAACGAATTGAATCGTCTGCTGCGTGACGAAAAACGCTTCTATGACGCTCGGCAGCGTGAAATCGGTCTTGAACTTGCCGACAAAACGCGGGCGGGAGAACTCGATACGCGTGTCTGATGTTGCCGCCTCGCGCAATGGCGGCGCGATAGCGAGTAGATAATCCGCGTAGTTGACGGTCACTCCACTAACCACTTCCGTTCCCGCTGCCAGCTTCTGGCTTTCCCAATAGCGATAGGCGCGCCAACCCTTGTTCGGATGGGCAATCGAAAACCAATCCGACATGCGCAGGTCGCGAGATGCGCCATAGACGCGCATCGTGATCTGTCCGGCATGAAGTGCGGCGTTGCTGAGCAACTTTCCCCATACGGTCGCTTGGCTATATCCAGACCTATCGGAAAACAGCGCACCATCGGAATGCGGAATTCCGGAAATGATTGGCGTCGGCAGCTTACCGATGATCGGGAACGGTCCAAACCAATCGGTCGGGATCGGCACAACAATATTGCGAAAGCCGCCGTTCAGGCGTGCCCCGAGCATGTTGATATACTCGTATTGCTCCGGATCCTTGATCTTGCAGTCCTCGAAGGCGGCGGTAATGATGCCGCCGCCATTCAGCTCGATCGTCTGGGTTTCGCCGACGCTGTTGCGACCGCCATCGATCGCATTGCCCACGACATCAATGGTGGCCTTGGGGCAGTTCAGGAAATCGAGAAACAGCATCGGCTGGTTGATCAGGCTCCCCACGAAATCAACCCTTCTGACTTGTATAGCGAGCCTGGACAGCGCCAAATCCGCTCCGCTCCTGCTGCTTGCTATAGGTTTGCAAGCCCTCGCCAACCCCCTGACGGACAAGCATGCGAACATGATCGTCGCCGCTGGCCCCGGAGATTTGGACCTGCAGGATACCGGGTTGACGATTGTCGTTCCCGGCCGCCGCCAGACGCGGCGCAAGCGTCGGCGCGATGGGCGTGCTGACCATGCGCGGAGCTACAAGACCACCGTCCGCAAAGCGGGCGATGGACCCATTGTTGATCGCTTCAAGCATGGTCCGATGTTTGCGCGTTGCCTGCGCGTTGACGACGAATTCGCCGTTCGAAAGCCATGCCGGAACACTGTCGCTGCGGCTGGTTCCCGGTCCGGCGACATGACCTCCATCTGCGAAACCAAATATCTTCGGTATCCAAGAGAATAGCGACCCGAACAGGCTTCCTGCCGACCGCTGCTGCGCGTCGGGCATACCTATCACCGCGCCCAGGGTGGTGTTCGGAGTGAAGTTCGGAGACGACAACATTGACAGAAGTGAGCCGCCGCCAGCGCCGTTTCCGGTTATATTGGTGGCAATTTTACCTATACCGGCGCTGAGGCTACCGATTCCATCCGTTGCTTTCGAAGCCGTGGTGCCGAACTTCGACAGGGCATCATTCGCCGCATTAAGCCTGCCTGAGAAGTTGTGTGCATCCTCTGGGTTCGCCCATGAGAAGCCCCTTGGGCGCTCGAAGCCGGCAAAAGCCGCAGTCGCACTGCGAACGTCCGTCGACTTCAAGAGCGCCTGGAATGCGCGGTTCTCGGGTCCCTGCAGTTCCGACCACGCATAGTTCAGCTGACTGTTTACGTCGCCAAGATTTTGCCGGCCGCCAATCGCCGAGAGCATCTTTGGCGCGCGGTCGTTCCACTGAAAAAGCCCGAGCGCCTTCCCGCCATCACCCTTTGCGAGTGGATTGAACCCGCTCTCGGCATTGATGTTGCCAAGAATGCCGGCAACCTGATGCGGCTGTAGGCCTTTGCCGGCGAAGAAATTCCATGCCTGCGCTGCAATGCCTGTTTGAGCCGTCTGCGATGCCGCAGCGCCAGTGACCGATGGCGACGATAGCAGTTTTCCCGCAACCTGAGCGCCCGCACCTATAATCCCGCCGCCATCACTGGCGCCTCCACCCGCCTTGGTACCCAAGACCAGGTTAGCGACCTGATTGAACAGTTTATCCCAAAGCTTGTCAGCCTGCTTCATGAGCGCATTCTGCAGCGCGCTACCGAAGGCTTTGCCGATGCCGTCGCCATTCTTAACGATGCCATCCTTAAACTCGGTCAGGAACGACGTGATCGTCTCTCGATTATCGTTGGCCACGAGTTGCTGGCGGATCTGCTTCGCCTGCGGGCTGTTCAGATCCTTGTCATCCAAACCGTACTGACGCAGGGTTGTTACAATCTGCTGATCCTGTTTGGACAGGGTGGACAGGCGCGCCTGATCGGCGAGATCCTGATTGAGTTTCACCTTCGCCAGCATATCGGAAAGCTCGCCATATTGCGCCGACAGCGCCTTGATGCTGGCGATTTCCTTGCCGTAAACTTCATCGAACCGGCCCTCTGCCTCGATACCGTTGGCGATTGCCTCCTGACGGATCTGCGATGTCAGTTCATACTGTTTGCGCAGCGCTGCCTGCTCGGCGCTCGACTTGCCAACCAGCGCAATTTCCTGCTGCTGATCGTCAATGGAAGACTGAAGTCCTCGCGAACGGCTGAGCGCAGCATCACGCAACTCGCGCGCCTGCCTGTTTCGCTCGGCTTCCACCGCGCGTGCTGCGCGAGCGTCTGCGCCACCGCCCTCGTCGGCCTGCTGTGGTCGATCCGCGCGCGAGACACGATCGGCCGCAGCAAGGCGCTCCGCAAATGTGCGGGCATTCTGTTGTTGCTGATCGGCCGCAAACTGCTCGTTGAGCTGCCGAAGGGATGCAGCCCTCTTGGCAACATAGGCCGGCAAGGTGTCGCGATCCCGGAGTCCCGGCCGGGTATCCTCTCTATCGATCGCCTGCAGAGCCCGACGGAGTGTTTCCGCTTCCTGCGCAAGCTTGACGATGTCTCCACCCTTCGAAATCAGTTCATCGGCAAGCTTCGAGATCCCTTTCTCTTCGCCAATACGATGAACCTGATCAGCGAATTTCGCCAGGCCGTCAATTCCCTGGACCTTGAGGATGTTAATGGCATCCTGAAAGGGTTTGAACTTGCCCGAGACGGAAAATGCGGCATCAGCGAGCGCCTTCACCGCGTCCGCTGAATTTCTCAGGGTTTGAACATCGTCTGTGTTCCTCGATAGCGTCGTGTAGAGATCTTCGATCTGTGAGTTGAAGCCATCGAGGTCAGTTCGGCCGTCCTTGACGCCATCGAGGAGAGCCCTGACGGGACCGGAAAACTTGGCGAGTTCGCCGGGAAGGTTCTGCAAGGTCTTTACATTCTCAAGGCTATTCGCGCTGGCAACATAGCTTGTGAGCGACGTATCATTTGTGGCGCCGAGATAGCCGCCAAGCTGGTTACGCAACGTCGCCTGGATAGCAATCTGCTTTGTCCTGGCGTCCGACAGGACGAACGAATTGCCGGCAACGCTCGTAAGGCTTGTCGGCACCTTCGACAATTCACCGTACTTGTCGTGGATGCGATCGAGCGCTTCCGCATTTGCCTTAAGCGCATCGTCTAGCGAAAGGGCGCCATCCTTCGCCTTGGCGAAAAATTGGATACCGGCGGCGGTCAAGCCGGTAAATGCGATCGAGGCGAGCGCAATCGGATTGAGCAGGTTCGTGACCGCACCGGCCAGAACAGCGCCCGTCTCCTTCAGCGTCAGGCCCTGTACAGCGCCGGCAATCTGCGTGCCCTGCTGAAGAGCAATCATCTTCGGGCTCATGCCGCCAACGGCTGTCGTGATGATGTCCTGTCCCTGAAATGCAATATCCCGTGCGAGAAAGCGCCGGTTGCCTTCTGACAAGCTGTTGTCATTGGCATGGCTGCCAGACGAAGGAGGCGCTACGGCAGCAATCGCCTGGTTGCGGCCTTTGATGGCGGCGGTCGCAGCAAGTGCTGCCTGCCTCTCCTTGCTCATCGCAGCCTGATACTCGGTGCTGGAAATGGCACCAAGTGCGTGCGCCCGCCGGATCTCGCCAACCGCCGTCTTGTAATTGCTGATGACGGAGAAGATCGGGCTGTACTTGGCGCGCAGCCGATCAAGCTCCTTGCCCTGATCGGCGAGAGCGCCGGTCCATTCCTTGGCGGCCTTCGTGCCAATGCCCGTCATGGCATTGATGCGCTGCTGCACCGTCGAGGAAACGGAGCTGTCGATGGAGCGGCCCACGGAGGCGAACTTACGGGCAACGCTCCCCGACAGGCCGTCAAACGACTGCTCGATGCGCTGGATACTGCGGCGAAGCGCAGACTTATCCTCGCTGATGCTGAAAATCAGATCGTCAGCATTATCATTCATGGAGATGAAACCTATCCATAGCGCTTGAGCAGATCTTCAATTTCGCGGTCGGTTGGCGTCTCGGCATTCTGCTTGCCGCCGTTCGCCTCGTTACGGCCGCGTATCGCCTCGAAGAATTCGGTGATGGTGACGCCCCAGAAGTCGGCGGGGCGCCACCCAAGGCCGCCAATCCCCAGGCGCATCCATCTGCGCCAAGGGAAGGGATCATCTAAGCCGTCTCGTCGACGGCTTCCCCGTTTCCCTCGTCACCATCAAAATGATGCATGAGGATAGTCATGAATGCAGCGCCGCAAGCGGAGAAGTGCTCCAACTTCAGGGTGGCGAGTGCTGCCCGCCAATCACCGCGAACGGTCAACAGCTCAATGCCGGCCCAAGTCGCAGCGGCTTCGACGCCGCTCAGACGAGCATAGAGATCGTTCAAGGATTTGCATTGGAGACGGCTGGAGACGGCGACAAGTCGCTCCATTTCCGCAGCCAAAACGAGCGGCACTTTGCCGATCCACAGCGGGGCTTCGCCGCGCGCTTCATTGACCTTGAGCGGAAAGGGCTTTTCGACGGCCGCGCTTTCCGGCGTCTTTGCAGGCTTTTTTATCGGCTTTTTCATCCGTCAGATCCTTACGGGGCTTCTTCTTCGAACGAATAGACCGTCGTCGTGTTGAAGGTCGCGCTGAACTCCATGGTGTTCGTCTCGTCACCGGAGAGTTCGAAATTCGTGACCACCCACTGCGCGGTATAGGTGCCGTCGCCGGGGACGATGACTTTCGCGTTGAAGGGAGTGTTCTCGCGAACATATTGCCGAAACTTCTTAGTATCGGCACCCACGATGGCCTTGCCGGCGCCCGTAAAGGCGACGCTCTGGACGCCGGGGCGAGAGGTTTGAACGACGGGACCGCCTGGATTGGTGCAGCTCGGAACGGTCGTGTCGATGCGATCGGCCGAGAGTGTGAAACTGCGGGTCTTAAGGCCGCATAGGTTTTTGAAGACCTCAGGGCTGGCGCCATCGCCGATCTGGATCAATAGGGTACGGCCAAAGACCTGGCCGTCTTCGTATTCGTCAGCCATGTGACTATCCTTCGTAAGGTTCGAAGTTGCTCCGGTCAGGCCGGAATTGCCTCGACGCGAGCAATAAACTGGTTGACCGCGTGAGATGTGACGCCATCGGGATCGCGAAACGCCCGGCTCTGGCTATGGGTGATCAGGGCAACCCTGAAATTCTGCATGGGCAGCGGCGCGAGATGCAGCGCATCCTCGATCGCGTCGGCGATCTGTTTAACTTCCGTAAAGCCGACTTTCTGCGACCAGCTATGTAAGGTGAGATAGGCATCCCAGGCACGGATGCAGCTCATGTCGGTATTCAGGAACTGCGTTTCGCCGAGAGTGACGTAAGGGTATTTCGCCTTGTCCGGCACGGCGTCGAATACGCGATCGGCGACAAGTGCTGACAAGCCAGCAAAACCCTTCAGGCGCGCGACAATCGCACCCTGCAGCTGAAGTTCCTTGCTTGCCATCTTACTTCTTCATCGCCTCGCGGACGCCGCGATTGATCGCCGTCAGCAGTTTACGCCTGGCTTCCTGCCGATAGGCCCGCCAGACAGGGAAGATATGTGGCATGGCGCGAGTACCGGGATGCAATCGGCCCTCGCCCCCCTTCAGCTTTGCCTTGCCGAGCGCCGTGCCTCCGCCCTTCTCCACATTGTGCGGCGCTGTCCCGAATTCGAGAAAGCGCCAAATGAACATGGCGAACAGGCCAGCCGCGCTCGAGTCCTTCGTCGGGTTCGTTCCCGGCAGCACATGTGCACCTGTACGGTTTCGGAGGAAATCACCGTCGATCGTTTCGGCATATACCTGCGTCGCGCCTCGCGGCGCTGCCTGTCTAATGCGCTCTGCGGCCTCCTGCATGATCTCGTATTTTGCCGCCTCGGTGTACTTCTCGACATTCGGCGCAAGCTTGTTCAGCTTCTGGCGCAGCGCCTCGCGACCGAGGAATTCTGCTTTGATAACCATCAAGTAGCCTCCCCTTCGACTACGAGCATTTCCAGATATTGCCGCCGCTCATCAGGATCGACGATCGTCCTGATGGAAAACACGCGCTTCGGCTCGCCGTCGCCATCAAGACCGGTGCGTGCATCGTAGGCGCGCCAGTTCGTGGTGATATCGAGCGCCGCCGCACAGCGACGAATAATCAGATTGTAGGGCTGCTGCGATTGCAGCCGAGAATGCATCACGGTCTCGACATCAAGACGGCTCGTGAATAGCGGCTGCAAACGCGCCGAAAGCGTCAATCGATCCTGCCATGGCCCCGGCTGCTGATTACCGTAGCCGTCGTCATTCGTTTGTCGGGACTGAAACGTAACACGCTGGTCGAGAGATCCGGCCCCACTACGCTGCACCATGTCGTCTTCCCTTCCCGGCCTTGCGATTCGCAGGCCGCTTGACGATGAGGCCGCGACCTGAGGCAACGACAGCATCTGCGCACCGACGATGGACGAACTCCGTCGTGCTTGCGCGATAGGAAATTGTCACGGCAGGCGTTAGGCGGAAATCATGCGGAGCTTTGAAGTGGACCCAGGGCATCAGACACGTAGCCATCTGTAGGGATCAATGAGAAGCATTGCGGGCCTGGGAAGGCCGTCGGATGCGCCACGCTTCTCGTAAAAATCCTCGACCGCCATCATGGCCGCAATCTTGAATGTCGCCTGCTTCCCTTCAGGGACAAGCGACAGATTGCAGTATTGCAGAACGGCATTCTCCGCGGCATCCATGAAGGATTGGATGAGGGTATCGTCGTCAGCAAAGTCGACGTTCAAAAACTGCTTCACCTCCTCAAGGGAGTAAAGCGGTCCCGTTTCAGTGATGACGACGTTTCCCATTTCCAAGCCCTCAACCGACTGGCGTCACTCCGCCTTCGGATCTTCCTTGTGATAGCCGAGCGCGCGTTCGCTTGCTTCCTGACCGGACATATGCGGGTCATTCAGATCGATGCGGTTACGGGGATCATCGTCGGCCACTTCCGCTTCCGGCTTCGCGGCCTCATTCTTCTTGTCTGCCATTATGGTTACTCCGGTTTGATGAAGGTTGCCGGCCCTTCGACAGGGCCGGCCAGTTCACGCCGCCTTAGGCGCCGATCTTGAGCGCGCGCATCGGCTCCGGATTGGTGACGCCGCCACCAACGCGCTTGCGGGTGTAGAAACCGACAAACGGCTTGTTGGTGTAGGGATCGCGCAGGACGATGATGCCGATGCGATCCACCACGAGATAGGTCAATTCCATGTTGCCGTAGAGAGCGGCGATGTTGTCAGCGGCAACGCCGGGCATATCCGGAACCTCGACGATGGCCTCACCCGCGAGCGTGGCGGGCTGCCCTGCGGCATAAGACGGCTGCCAGAGGTAATTATTCTGGCCGTCCTTCAGCTTGCGAACGGAGGATTGCGTCAAGCGGTTCATGTAGAACTTGGCGCCGATGCGATAGCTGGCCGGAAGATCATAGATAAGATCGATGATGCTATCCGACTTGATCAGATTGGCGTCGCCGCTGGTGACGACCTTGATGGCACCCCAAGGATGCTTGGCTGCGTTGGCGGCACCTTCGACGTAGGTCAAGATGCCGAACGGCTTGTTCACGCCATCCCCGGAGACGAAGGCAATTCCCTCCTGGCGCGCAAACTCCACATTCACTTCGCCGGCCAACCACTGCTCAAGATTGACTTCGGAGTCTTCGAGCAGGTTCTGCGAGGCGAAGGGATTGGCGTAGATTTCGCCCGGAACGAAATCCAGAATGCCGAGCTGAGGCGTACCGGTGGCCGGGCGGGCAGCAGTTTCGCCGACCCAGCCGGAAACGACGGCACGGTCATTATAAACCTTGCGGATGCCGGCGCCGCTGATCGACTGCACGTGTGCATTCTGCCGAATCGGAGAGATTTCTTTCAGCTTGCTCGTGATGGTGCGATCCCACTCGATCGGAGCGAGGTAGCCGCCATCCGTATTGACGCCGACCGTCATGGCTGCGCGAGGGCCAACATTGTGCTTCGAGCGGATGCCGGATTCGTCGTCGCCATGGCGGAAGAACTTAGCCCATGCTTCGGTGTATTCCGGATCGGAAGGCGTCAAGCCACTACCGCCGGCGCCGCCGCCGAAAGCCGCCGCGGCGATCTTGGCGTTGATGTCGTCGATAGCCTTCTGGAAATTGCCGATCGAGGCGTCGATGCGCTCAACCTTTTCGTCGAGGACAACGTCAGCCTTGCCTTTCAGCTTTTCGTCATTTGCCTTCTTGAACTCCTCGAAGGCCGCCTGGATCACGCTGATCATGGCTTTCGGATCGGTGTTGTCTGCGCGAACGCTCTGGCTGAGAATGGCACGCGGACGCGGAGTGGAGATCGCCGCCGCGATAGCGAGGGCGCTGGGAGAAACGTGCTTCATCGGAAGCTCCTGTTAGGTTGCGGATATAGTTGCAAGCAATCCGGTAAGACCGGACCAGTCTTCGCCAGCGCCCGGCGTGGCTTCAAGGGCAGCGCCTGGCGTGCCTTTGATCTTGTTGATGCGTGCGCGGGCGTCCGTCCGGTTCATGCCGGCATTGACGAGCGAAAGCTCCAGCGCACGCAGTTCGTTGATGTCGAGATCCCGCGCCTTGGCAGCATCGTCGACCTTCATGCTGTCGGCTGACAAAAGAGCATCGGCGAAGCCGCGCTCGATCGCCTGCGATCCGGACATGTAAGTGCCGTTGCCGCCGTTGGCATTCATCCACTTCGTGACCTTATCTACGGGCTGGCCGGATCGTTGTGCGTAGAGATCCGCCATCGCCTGATCGAAGGGGGCGAGATAGTCCGCCGTCTCGCGCAGATCGAACTGATTTCCCATCGCCAGGACCCAGCAATTATGGATCATGAGGAAGGAGGCGGCTCCGATCTCGACACGATCCCCAGCCATGGCAATGATGGAGGCCGCCGACGCCGCCATAGCCATGATCTTGACGGTGACCTCCTGCGAATGCTCGCGAAGGACATTGTAAATGGCGATACCCTCGAACATGTCGCCACCGGGGCTGTTGATCTGCACCTCGACGGGGCGATCACCAATGGCGCGCAGCTGAGCTGTCACGGATTTGGCGGTAATGCCGCCACCAGACCAATAATCCTGGCCGATAACATCGAACATGCTGATGATGTTATCGCCTGTCTCCACCGCGCGAACGCCGGCCGCTTCGTCGGCCCAACGATCGAAGACATTGGACTTGGTGAAGGCGCAAACGTCATGATTGGCCGGGACCGGAAGCGCGCCAAGGCGAGCCATTGCGAACACACGAGGATTATGCAGCTTTCGCATTCTTGTCTCCACTGTCGAGAGGAGGGCCGCCATTGTGGCCCATCATCGGGTTTGGCGGATCTTCCCGCTTCGGAAGATCCATCACATCGCGAACTTCGTCGACGTGCATCCACGGCTGCGAACCGCCGGAGCCAAGCGCCTTGGCAAGGAAATCGGCCTGATCTTTCAGCGAGCCGCGCAGCAGGGCCGCAGCATTGAACTTTGCGGCGTACCGATCCTTATCCGCCCCAAAGAGCAGGCAGCGCTCGATTGCCTGCTGCCAAGCCTCAAACCATGGGTTAAGCGCGTAGGCGACAAAGAACTGGCCCAACGCCTCGATGCCAGTGCCCCACGAGGTTTCGTCCACCATGAGGAGCGGGCGCGGGACGCCGGTCACTCTGGCGATCTCCTCGACCTGCATGCGACGGATCTCAATAAGCTGAGAATCCCGCGCCGACGAGCTAATCGCCTTATATTCCATCCCCTCTTCGAGGATGAGGTTCTTGCCGGCGTTTTCCGGGCCTTCCTTTTCCGCGAGCGAAGCCTTCAGCCGCTCATAGGCAGGATCGGAGAGCTTTCCCTTATGTGAGAGAGCGCCGCCGGCAAAGGTGCCGTTCTTGAACATGCGGCCCGATGCCCGCTCGGTCGCCAGGGCGAGCCCGATAGCATCCCGCGCCTGCCTGATCAGCGATAGACCGCATATGCCATCAAGGGACGGCCCGCGCAGGTGAAATACCTGGCTACTACTGAGTGTCTGCTGCACGCCTTTCTTTGGCGTATAGACATACGAAACCGAAAAGTCGGCATTTTGCACCGGTCGCATGGTGCTGCTATCCACCGGTATCAGTCGCGAGATCTTTTTCCCGCCGCGCCTGATATCGGTCGACTCGACGATCAGCGCATACCCATCCCCTGTCGCCAGTGCCTGCATTTGCAGGTATGCCTTGAAGTCATAGGCGCTTTGCCAGTTATTCGGCTCGCGATGCAGCAGGCGATAGAGCGGATGGTCGGTCGCCTTCTGCTTCGTATTCTCCTCGATGAGCTGCAGCGGCAACATGCCAATGGCGTTCGAAATCAGCATGAACGCGCGGAAGAGCGCGGGATTTCGCATCGCAGTCGCGACCGTGACAGGCTCGCCGGCCGCCGACTGGCTGCCATAGAAGAGGTAATCGATCACACGCGGATCGGTGAGATCGTACGCTTCTGATTTTGGCGACGTGTCGCGGCGCGAAAAGATGCGATTGAACAGTTTCACGTCAAGCCATCCTAATGCCACGGGTTTCGTAGACCGACACTCCAGAGGCTTCGGGGTTCTGGAACATCAGCATAGCGGCGTTGAACAACGCCATCAGCATGTCGATCTTGGCGGCGCCGGAAACTTCCTTTGTCACGACGTAGTTGCTGCCCTTGAGCGTTTGCTTGGCATTACCTACCGACCACGACATGATCGATTGGTCGCCATGGACAAATCGGCGATCTTCTAGTTTTAGTGGCACAGATGAAATCGCCGTCTGCAACTTCCACCCCTGCATGACGGCCGTCACAAGCGGCTGCGCCAGCCCCTTCGCTTCCAGGGCATCGACAAGAAGCGCCACACCAGCGGAATCGAGGCCGATGCCTGCTTGCTCAGGCAGCAGTCCGGCATCGAAAACCTTCTGGCAGATTTCGGCCGCCATCGTGGCTTGCTCCTCGCCGGATTTAGCAATCACCAGATCCTGATCATGCTCGAACTGCTTCAGGCGCGGTGCGATGCTCTTGCGCTGTTCGAAAACAGTGGATCTCGCCCAAGCCCTTCCCCAGCCAAGCCACCGCTTCGACCCGATTTCCCGGCCCAAGACATACAAGGCGGCCAGGTCGTCTGCGCCGCCCCAATCAACACCGATCGTGCAGACTTCCGACCTCCGGAGCAGCGCATCGAGGCCGGTCAGCTTCTCGTCAATACAGTCCGCCCAATGGAGGGCACCGGACCAGCCGTCACCGCCAAGACCGATACCGATCTCGATGTTCAGGTGCTGGCTCGTCCAGACCTGTTCGGTCTCCTTGCTGACCTTGCCGTTGTTCTCGTAGTCGTCGACCAGCGCCTGCGGATCGATGGACAGATTGAGGTTCGGCAGAACGCAATGCCAATTGCGCTTGTCGCTCCAATAATCCTTGTTGCGCTGCAGCTCGACGGGGAACTCATATAGTACCGGCAGCATGATCGGCGAGGAACCACCCTTTCCGTCGCGAATGGCCCGCGCCTTGTCTAGCTCAGTTCTCCAGATCCCCGCTGGCGGCTCATCGGACTGGGTTGTGATCATCAGAACCTGGCCGCGCTGCTTGGTGATGCCGCCGCCCCTGATCTGCTGCATGACACGAACCGCCTTCGAAACCTTGCCCAGCTCGTGCAGCTCGTCGACAATGGTGAGAACCGGAATTTCCCCGGTGACGATCGATGTATCGAAGGTCTTTACGTCCAGCTGCGTGCCGGTCTTGTGGCGTGTGATCGATTTTAGATGCTCCTGCACCTTGAAGATCTCGACCAACTTCGGGTCGTTCTCGATCATCAACTGCGCCTGGCTGAAGCACCTTTCCGAGATGTTTTGGCTCGGCGCGACGATAAGCATCTGGCGGTTCGGCGCCTCTTCCATATAAAGCGCGGTCAAACCGAGAGCGGCGACATAGGTGGTCTTGGAGTTCTTCTTCGGGACCATGCACAGCAGCTCCCAAACAAGCCGCTGTTTGGTCTCCGGATCTTCGCTGGCGAGGAACGCGCAGAGGATTTCCTTGAACCACTCCCCGCACGCGTCCGCCAGGGCTGGCTTTCCCGGCACATCGGGAAGCCGCAAACGGTTGAAGAATGCTAACGCCTTCGCCGCCTTCGTCTTGTTGAGCGGAACGTCAGCAATCGGCGTTTGACCGGCCTGCAGCTTGCTCCACCAGTCTGGACAGGCAAAGCGAGGCAGATCACCATCAATGGCGAGCATGCTGCGAAGCTTCTCGTTCAAGTTCGGCCGTTAGCTCGGCGTCGGCATCTAGCGCACGGCGTTCGTTCATCAGCTTCTTTCCGAGACGTTCGGCCGCAGGCTGCTTTTCGGGCGGCGGCGATGAAGACAATTCCCGTTCGATCTCCATGCGATCGTTGCGCTCCAGTAACCGACCGAATTCCTTGAATGCGCCGACATTGCCCTTTTCGGCAAGTTCCCAAGCCAGCTCCAACCGGCGCGCTTCGAGCTGATCTCGCGAGGCGTCGCGCCCTTTCAGCTCGTGAAAATAATTCTTCCGCAAAGTCGGCAACGAGACTGCCAGAGCGTTGGCAATTCTGGGGTTAGCCCAACCAAGCGCGACTAACATCTTGACTCTATTGCGGTTTTTATCCGTCACCTCATGAGCAGGCCGACCACGCTTGCGATCAAGCGGCTCGAATGGGTTGCCAAAGAGGTCGAAATTCTGCGTCACGAGAAAAAATCTCCAAATGAGGGGGGCGCGGGTCTAGGCCGGAAGGCCTTCTGAACTTTTGACCCACCCCCCCCTGTCGGGTCAGGCCGTGGGTGTCTCGCCGACCTCGACCATGACCGGCGGGTGCGCGGTGCCGAGGAGGCGAAGGTGGACAGATGCGCCAGCATTGAGGCGCGCAAGCTCGTCAGGCGTTGGCCGCCATGCTGTCACCATGCAAGGAGTGCCTTCGCCACCCACGGTGCAGTGGATGGCCTCGTCCCTTATCGGCAAGCCGAGATAGCCTTGGCTCTTTCCGATGATGCGGGTCGCGCCTTCGATCATTGCAATCTGCATGTCACCAACTCCGAAACGATTGCCGTTCCTGCTTCTGCTTCAGGCTGTCGTGGCAGGTCTTGCAAAGGCAATGCAGGTTGTTCTCATCCCAGAACAATACCTCGTCGCCATGGTGCGGTGTCTTGTGGTCAGCCACGAGCTTCGAGGTATCGGCCTCGATGCGACCGCATCCCTTCATCTGGCAGGTGAAGAGATCACGCACCAGAACAGACATGCGCAGCTTCTGCCAGCGTGACGTCTTGTACCAGGCGCGCCATGGCTGCGTGCGGTCACGCTGGCGATGACGCTCGGCTTCGGTTTCCTGCCTGTCCGATGGCGCAGCGATGCGCGAGCCCAACGCCTTCAGCCGTGGTTTGATAGACGAGAGCCTGCCCATAACTCTTAAATGAAAAAGGCGACCCATTGGCCGCCCATCTGTAAGTCATAGCTTGCGCACTGGCCCTGAATCGATGTCTCCGTTGAGACGTTCAAGGCGGGGTCCGACCGGTGTACCGACCCCGGAACTTCGTTCCCGCCTGCTACGGCGTTTTCAGGGGCTCACTTCAGGATCATCGGATCATCCGTAGGGCAATTTGTAGTCATACCTTTTCGAGGATTGCAAGAGGCATGAGGGTTGGCGTCGTCCTGCCGAAAATGTCGATCTCCACAACGGCATCACCACGGCCATCGTTCCGGCAAGAGACGATCTTGCCGCTGAAGGATGCAAACGGACCGGAGCTAACCCGCACCGTCTCGCCGGCCTTGAAGACTGTTGTTTCAAGCTCCCAGTCGAGCAAGCCCTCATCAGCCGATGCCTTGAATCTACTGACCTCCGAGTTCGGCACTCGGCGTGGATTATCGCAGCCACCGAGCACGCCTATGACGTGTTCGATCCCCTGAATTCCCAAGAAAGCCTCGTCGCTAGGCATGAAGCGGACAAGCACATAGCTGGTCATTGCAGGGATCATTTTCGACGGAATAACGCGACCTCTACGTCGATATTCTGGCCCCTTCCGCATAGGAACAACTGCCTCTATCCCGGCGTCGTCGAGTGTGTTTTTCACAGCTATTTCGCGTCCAGACATCACCCTGACGGCGAACCATGGCGAATCATCATGCGCACGAAGCGTTGCAGCGTGCAGCAGATCAGCCCTGATTCGGCGCATACGATCCTCGAACCGCTCCCCAAAGCTTGCTGCGATTAGCGTTCCGTCGAACTTGTCATGCTGCATCATCATGGCCCCTACTCTCGTTCAATCGCTTCTGAAATTCGTTCATGGCATCCTCTGGCCGCCCGTCCGGCACCTGCAGGCGGTTGAAGCCAGATGTCGGCCACGGCCAGCCCATGCGCTCGGCCAGCGCCTGCCAATCGGCCGCAAGATCCGATTTCGGATCGATGCCGGTAAACTGCTCGGAAATGCCGACTAGCAGCGCGGGAACAGGCAATGGCTTCTGCTCGGAAACCATGCGAGAGGCCTTCGGCCATCCGTATTTCGTCCGGCGCTCCATATCGACGGCGCGAGCCGCTTGCGGGCTGCTTGCCGCCTGTTGCCGCTGGAACGCTGTCATGGCAGGCCACGCGGTCGCCATCGGCTTCGACACTTCGGCAAGCAGCAGCGCCATCCATGGCTGGCTGAAAGGCGCATGGGTGGTGGGTGGCCCGATCTCGTCTTTCGGGTCGTCCATGCGTTTCCATGCCCGTTCGTTCAGATAAACGGCGGCATAGGTGAATTTCGGGTGCCGCGTCGCCTTCACCGCTGCAATGAAGGCCGGAGTCTTGTCTATGCACTCGGCGCGCTCTTCCGCCGTCATGGCGATGAAAGCGTCTCTCGCAGCCTTCTCGCTGCTGTTAAGGCAGGTCGGCCACTTCAGAAACCATGCTTTGAACTTCCGCTCGATCCTCTTCGGATCTTCATCCGGGGTCGCGCTCGCGCTCCCTCTCTCAGATGATGGTTCTAATGGTGGTTCTATTACGGTTCGGGTGTCACCGTGACACCCGTCTCCGTCTCCGGTGTCACCCGTGTCCTGCTGGATTGTCACCCCTTGGCCATCTTCAACGGGTGACACACTGTCACCCGTCTCTCCGGGCTTATAGGCGAAGAGGCGCCCCAGATCGTAGTCATAGGCATTCGCCACGCCCGGCCTTCCGGTCGCTTCCTTGACGACGACGAGCAGGCCTTCCTTGACAAATTCGGCAAGGATGCGCTGAACCGTTCGCTCCGAAAGCTCCGTTTCCGCAGCGAGCCGCGCCACGCTCGGATAGATGCCGCGCCCGTCATCGTCGGCGAAGTCCGCCAGACGCACCGCCAGAAGCTTTCGATTGCAGCCGCCGAGATTCATCTTGAACAGGCGGCTCATGATCATGATGCTCATGCCGCCATCCTCTCAATGCGGCAACATCCCATGTTTGCGGTGGCGTACAGGGCGGCCGATGTTTTGAATGGAGGTGGAACATGATTGAATGGCTCAAGCGATACTGTGGTCCAGTATCTATCCTGATCCTTCCGGGGACTGTGCTCTTGAGCTGGGTCAGCCCTTGGGAACACGCAGCATGGTTCTGCAAGACCAACGAACCTTGTGTGCAAGGCTGGTTCTCGGCGCTCAGCGGTTGGGCCGCTGCGTTGGCCGCCTACTTCACCATCCGAACCATGAACCACCAACGCGCGGAGGCAACTCGATATCAACGCGAGAACGTTGAATTGGAAATTATGGGGAGGCTCGCTCTTGCGCGCAAAATGCTCACTATCTTGCTTCCATGCAAGGCAGGGTGCGCATTGATGATGGTCCGCCTTAGTAGTGAAGACGCTGATCTGTATGAGATATTCAGCGAACTCCCCAAGTTCACGAAAGAGACGCGTGAGGCGATGGAGAGTCCAATCATTGCAGAATATGCGGAAAAAATCGGACTGAACCGATCTTTGATGCAAATAGCTCCAACCGAACAGATTCCTGGTATTTTGGGGGCGGCAGAGAGGTTTAGACGCAGCATGAACCTGTATCCGGTGATGAATGCCGCAACCCTGATCGAAGACGGACGCTCTCTCGCAAAACAGGTCGTCGGCTGGAACGCAAAATGTGTCTCCTTCCTTGATTTGCTTATAGACGATGCCATGCGATTTAGCACGAGATGGGCAAGCAAGATTGAACCTTCGGAGGAAGATGATTAGAGCGCGATCATCAGTGTGTATTGAGCTGCCACGACGCGACATTCAGGCCCCCAGGTTGCGCGGCGGCAGGCCGCTTGCGATTCTGTCCATGCGGCCGCGTGCGACTTCGATCCCGCAGTAGTCGACGGGACTGCCATCATCGCGGCGTGGATTGCGAAGAAAGGAAAGCTCGGCTTCGAGATAGGCGATGCCGGCATGGAATTGCGCGAGCTGCAGGCGACGGCGGATATGGCTCTCGTCGCGCAGAAGTTTCGCCAGCGACGCGCGGATCAGCCAGCTGGCGCGCTGCTGATCGGTCTCGGCATCTTCGAGATTGTCGACGTCAGGAAGAAAGGCGGTCATTCGGCCGCCTCCTGATCATCGTCAGGATATTTAAACTTCATCCAGCGCTGGATATCGGCAAGCAGGCCGCAAGGGTCTTGCGGGTCGTACCCGTCGCCACAAATGTCCGTGCCTGGCGGCCAATAGACGATTGCATTGCGTGGCAAGTGCTGGATGAAGACGAGATTATGTTTCCGCCAATAGCTCGAATGCCAATGCGTCGGATACATCGGTCCGCCGCTCATGGACGGCTCGCTCTTGCCTACGCGAATAAAATGGTGGGCCGGATACCTATGATACTTGATGAGGATATCGCGCGCACGTTTCGTCCACAGAACATACTGCCGCGAGCTGTTGAACTGCTGCGGCATATCGAAATCCGGGATAACTGGGTCTGCGTCGAACCACCTTCTCACGCGGCCTCGCCTTCCGGCGTGCCCGCCTGGTTGCCCCAGAAGTCCCATTTGCCGTTGAGCCGGATATCGCCCGGCTGCAGGCTCTCCTTGCGCTGGAAAAGCTCAAGCTTGCGCATGTCGGGATAAAGCCGCTCGATCTCCTCGGCGAACCAGACAGGCTTGCGGCTGTGCTCTGTCTTCGCCTCGCGGTAGAGGCTTTCCGGCTTCGGCGTGTACAGGTCGATGCCGGGGAAGTTGCCGCGCTTGCAGATGATCAGGTGCTCGGTGCGGTCGCGCACCCAGCGGCCCATGCCGATATTCACTTTGTCCCATGTGATCATGCTGACATAGGTGAAGCCCCACGCGCCTATGATGCGCAGCGCATCGGCAAGCCTGTTCGTGGTGGTCCAGAAGTAGAGAATGGCATCCTGCGTGAACGGGCTACGGTCGCCAGCGCAGAGCGACATCAGCTCGTCGACCGTCATGGATGGATATGACAGACCCTTGTCCTGCCCGGTCTCGTCGCTCCACGCCTCCTGCTGCCACGGCACATCGCAATAACCGACTGCGAATGCCGCGCGCGGCATCTCGCCCGCTACCCGCTTGCCCTGTTCGGCAATGTGGTTGATGACCGCCGCGCGGATCATGCGGGAATGCTGAAGCCGCTTGGTGCGGTTCTCCTTGGCGTCGGCAGCTTTGCGCTTCTCGTCGGCAAGCGCGGCTTCGACATAGAGAAGCTGCTTGTCCTGTGGAACCTGCTTAAGGCGATCGAGGAAGGAACCGTTGTCGAGACGCGAGCCGCGCAACCGGTGCAACGCCATATCGACGATCTTCTCGCCGCGCGATGCGTCACGCTGAACGGTTCTCTTGTCTTGCCCTGTCGCCTGCGCGGTGGATTCAGCAAACGACAACTTGTCGCTTGCTGTGCTTTGCCTCGCGCGGCCACCTGAAACATGCTGAGCCGTTTCCGGATGCTTTTCGAGATAGATTTCCTTGCGCCGCGCGACGAATAGCGCGCGGTCTGCCGGCGTCAGTTCGGCACGGCAAAGGTTCTCGTCGATCTCCCATAGCTCGCGGTCGAGATCGTCGAAGGCCTCGTGAAAGCACAACACCTTTTCCCAACCGAGTTGCTTTGCCGTTTCCAGCCTGTGCAGCCCTGCCGAGAGAATGACGCGCTCGTCGCCTTCCCGGCCCTGAACGGTAATCGGGGTTTTCTGCCCGATTTCGAGGAAGGACGGCTTCAGTCCGTCGACCTTGGACTGATCGGCAAGCCGCAAGCGCGTGCCGATCTCGATGCTGGCGATATCGCGCCAGACCGCCAAGCGGCCGCCCGCGGGATCTTCCGCAGGTTCAGCCACGGTCGCGGCGGGGCGATACTTCTTGGTGCCCGCCTCAGTCGGATACCAAAGGTCCGCATCCTTGCTGTCGCGGCGCAGCATACCTTTGACGTTGAGCTTGATGCATGTTCTGCGCTCGTTGTGGTCGGCGCTCCGCACTTGACCGTCGCGAACGGCAACGCCCATGATCGCGGAAACACGTTCATGCGCCGTCTTGACCGTATTCATCGCGCCGTCCTCCGCTCGAAACGGAGAATTCCGCGCAGGATCGTCTCTGGCTTGCGGCCTCGCGCAATGCGCGCTGCGGTCTCCTTGGGATCATAGACAAATGCCGCTCCGGCGATGGCTTGCCGGAGCGGCTTTGGCAGGGAATCGAATGCCCGCATGGCTTCGACCAGTGACGACCTGGTGCGCTTCATCATTCGCACCTCATCAAACGGTCGAGATAGTCTTCGCCCTTGGGCGTAAGTGTCACGAAATTGACGGCTACGGGCGTGCGCCGCAGATAACCGCCTCGCGCAGCGTTTCTCGCGCCGCATTGGTCATTCTCGCATTGCAGCAGGTATGATCGTCCGTGCCGCTGCTGATGAATGCGGACGCGGTAGAGGAGCGTCCGCCCCTTTCGGCTCACGCCGGGTTCGGTGACGGCGCTCATTCGTCATCTCCGTTTTCGATTTTGATGAGGACCTGCTCGATGGCGCGAATGGCTTCGCGCGCCTCCTTGGCGATCCGCTTGCGTTCCAGCGCATCGACATGCTTGTTCAGCAGCGCATCGAGGATGGCGCGGGAAACGTCCATGCTTTCCCGCAGAACATCGTGGGCATCCTGCTCGGTCACAGGTCCGCGTGCGGTGTCGGGTTCATCTGGCACGAGCCGATAGCCGAGAAGCCGCGCCATGCCGGCGGCGATGACCGGGCTTTTCGCCTGTCGATCCGCCTCGACAGCGACATCGATCGGAATGAGGCTGTTCGTGTTCTCGTCGTTGAACGACGAGTATTTTGAGAGCGTCGATGCATTGACGCGCGTCAGCAGCTCGAAGCAGCGGATGCCGCCGCCAAGGGTATAGCTGGCCTCTGTTACCCCCTTCAGGGAGCGGATCTCTTCCTCAGAAATTATGCGCAAGACAAAACCCCTCGAAAAATCAAGGAAACAAAACTCGGAAATGATTCGGTGCTCGCCGCGAGATTGCGGGCTATGCGTAGGTCAGCAGATCAACGGAGGCCCGCATGACCACGGCGCAAGAAAGCGGAAAAAGCCGCCAGAGCCCGGCCAACCGCTCTGGCGGCAGGAAGTGCCGGAAAGGAAACGGCACTCAGGGAACTGGCCGTGCCAGCCCGGTGGAGCTGGCGCGGTTGATCGGCGACCCATAGAGCGGCCCAGATCGCCGGATGGAAAAATGTTCATCATTCGGCGGCCTCCGGCATTTCGCCGAAGACATCGGGCCGAAGCTTATGGCGGGAAACGCCTGTTGCTTTCTCGACAGCGAGCACGCGATCAGCAGGCACGATCTCCCATTGCGCGACCGCCTGTGGCGAGATGCCGAGCGGGCGAGCGATATTGGTCCAGCCGCCGGCGGCGTCTCTGGCGAGTCTCAATGCTTCGATTGCTTGTTCCCGGTACGTCATGAGCGCGGATACAAGCATAACTTAAATTCTTTTTCAAGGTACTCTTAAATGGATAGCTTTAAAGAACCGCTTACAAATGCAAGCATGGCTAAGAAGGTAAAAAGCGAGAAGGCAATCCTAGTGGGCGCGGCAATCCGCGCCGCACGCAAGCAAAGACGCTTGGTAATGCAAGACATTGCAACGCACCTTAACGTTGATGTCGCTGCCGTGGGGAATTGGGAAACAGGCAACAATCTGCCCTCGACCGAAAACCTGTTGAAAACGGCAGAATTTCTCGGCGTCGATTACGCTGCCCTCGATCGCGGAGAGGTCTCTTTCAAAGATAAGGAAGCCTCACTCAACGAGGCAGAAATCGTCACGGAAGCCGAGCCGCCTCGCTTGGGGCCCATGGACATCAAGGTTCTTGGCAGTGGCGTTGGCGGCGACGATGGCGACTTTTTCCTCAACGGCGAAGTGGCGGGTTATGCTCGTCGTCCGCCCGGCCTAGCGCATATCGCCAATGTCTTTGCCATTCATATCCTATCGGACAGCATGGTCCCAAGGTATGACCCCGGCGAGCTTTTGTATTGCGGCGGCCGCGCACCGGTACCGGGGGATCACGTTCTCATTGAAATGCTGCCGGAAGACGGCGAGCGCAACGGGAAGGCCTACGTCAAAAAACTGGTTCGCAGGACAAAGGGCGAGATCATCTGCGAACAGTACAATCCCGCGACTACGATCACATTCGACGCGTACGCGTTGAAGAACATGTGGCGAATCATCCCGCTGCGCGAGTTGCTGGGCTTTTAGAAGCTACATAGGCGTCAGCCAGTCTCCTTCCCTCCGCCGTGAGGAAGGCTGCCTGCACAACAACGTTCTTTCCAGGTAAACCATCGGCTTTGCAGCTTGAGCAGGAAAGGCGCATAGCAACCGCCTCTAGGCGGTCCGTTGGCCTGATCCCAAATCGGTAAAGATCGGCAGGGCGCCGCCAGCGCGAGTGCCCGCATACCGCGCATTCAATCGAGATGGAGACGACATCGCAGATCGCCGGCCCTGTCTTGACATCCATTTTTTCACCCTGATGTTCTTTTTCTGTTCTCATAATTGATTCCTTTCTCCGGCGAGTCGAGTCGAATCTTAATTTCAAGCATTTTCAAGTTACGCTTGAATTATGATTTAAGTTATGCTTCTCATTAGCTCGTCCGGTGATCTCCTCCTCCCTAGCCGGATACCAAAGACCGCCGTCGCTCATCCTCCTCCCGAGCGACGGCGGCATGGTCCCAGGAGGCTTTTGAGAGGAAAGAACCATGCAGACAGCCGCATACAATCCCGTCCGAGTCCGCAACATCGCGCAGGAAATGGCCGACCTCGCCCGCGAGCGTGGCGAAGGCCTGACGAAGTCGGAATTTCTCCGGCTCGGTTTCACCGAAGAGCAGATCACTCGCTACGCGCACGATGCGTCGGTGCTCTACGCGCAGTCGCTCAATCGCGCGGCGGCTTGACCCGATCCGCTTTGGCGACCGCCACGTCTCACCCCTGGCGTCGGCGGTTTCCCAATCGGAAGCAGGTCAAGGAGATCGACCATGAAACAGACTTTAGTGCAGACTACGCGCGAGACGGATATCGCCATCGGCGCGACCATCAAAATCCTGCGAAAGCAGGCCGGACTTAGCCAGGAGCGACTGGCGGCGGCGATCGGCGTCACGTTCCAGCAGGTCCAGAAATACGAGAAAGGCACCAATCGTGTCGCCGTCTCCACGCTGATTGCCATCTGCCATGCGCTGGGCGCCGAACCGATGGCCGTCATTGGCCCGGTCTTGGGCAAGGCGCCAGCGGGCCAATCCCTTGCGGTTCTCCACCTTCACAACCGGCTTGCCGACGCAGAGGAGCGGCTGGAGGCGATCAAAGCCATTGCGAGCGGCAAGCTTCCTGTCGTGAGCGGCGCCGACATCGCCGCTGCTGCCGATCTCAATGGTTACTTCGTTACGCAGTGATCATCCGCTTAGGTTTCCGGCCTGCGGGCCGGTTTCCCAATCGGATGCGAGAGGCAACCATGAATTATTTCACTCCGGCAATCGGCAAGGTGCAGAAAGCGAAGCGCAACGGCTTCGCCGGCATCTTCCTGATCATCATCGTCAACGATCTGCTGGCAGCTGTTGCCGCCTTCTACGTGTTTGGAGGTTGACGGTGGATAAGGCGGATGTTTTGACCATCAGTAACGATCGCGGGCAGAGGCGGGATGTCTCTTGGTCTGAGTTCTGCTTCATATTTGTGGGCAGCAAGAACCGGGACGAGATCAATCGAATCGCCGCCGAATTGACTGCGAACGGCCGGTCTCACTGGATCGCTCCGGCAGATGGTGTTCGCGTCGATATTGAGCTGCAGAGGGCATGATGGACATCATCGGCCTTCACACAATCTACGGCGACGAAGACGGCCAGCGCACGCCATATATGACGCGCGCATGGATCGGCCGTCTTCGGCTGCATATATTCCATCGCGGCGACGCCGATCCGGATTGCCACGACCATCCGTGGGATTTCTGGACCTTTCCGCTGACGAGCTACGTCGAGGAAGTCGTCGACCGCGATATCGCCGCGCTGGCACAGACCGGTAGCTTCACCCCGGCGATCAAGCCGGATGCGCCCATCGTCGCACGCAATGTGGTTCCCGCCTTCCGCTGGACATACCGGCCGGCGACCCACTGCCATCGCGTGCTAGGCCGCTACAGCGGCGTCTATTTCACCTCAGGCGGCGTTGCTGCCGGGGAGATGGCGAGCGCCGCCGCGGAATGGCGCATTCCGCTGACGGACCGGCGGCGCATCGTCACCATTGTCTGGCGCGGCCGCAGCGGCCGGCGCTGGGGTTTTCTCAAATTTCGCGACGGCCGTTTCTGCTGGGTCCACTGGAAGGAATACGTCTTCCGTGGCGGCAAAACCGCGCCATGCGACAACGGCCAGGAGGGCGTTTAATGAGCTTTTGCCGATGCGAACTGATTGTTCATGACGGAAGAGTAGCCGAGATCGAGCGGCTATACCGTGCGGTCGCCGATGGCGAGCCCCGTCGCGAGGTCCTTCAGCTGATCTACGACATGTTCGGCTGCTCTTGTCAGCTTCGCCCCCCCCGTCGACGAGATGCGCCTTGCCGACCGCTGCCAGCCGGAGCGCAGCGCCCATGGCTAAGCAGCAATCCCTTTTCCGCGTCCATCGCAGCCAGCTCCTGCCCGCGCTCGACGCCGCTTTCGAGGCCGTCGACAAGCGCGCCAAGATCCCGCAGCTCGGGAATATCCTTCTCAACCCCGAAGGCGATACACTTACCCTTCGCGCCACGGATCTCGACATCGAGATCGAGGCCGGATGCGAGCTGCTTGATATTGCCGACGAGGCAGAAGCCATCACCATCAAGGGAACGGATCTGCGCGACATCGTGCGCAACCTTCCGGAATCAGCGGAAATCGAATTCCTGCCCGGCACCTACAACGGCCAGGTCCGCATCCGCTCCGGAAAATCCAGCTTCTCGATTTTCACGCTGCCCGCCAGCGACTTCCCTTCTATGTCCTCAAACCTCAAGGGCAAGACTTTCGAGATCGCCATGCCAGAGGTAACGGCCGCATTCGGCAAGGTCGCCCACGCCGTCCAGACCAAGGATATCGGCCGTCCGTGGATGACGGGCATTCACATGCATCCGATGCAGGATGAACGGATCGGCTTTGCTGCGCTCGATGGCATCGGCCTCGCCGCCGTGCAGATCCGCACGGAACGCCTGCTCGACTTTCCCGGCATCATCATTCCGCTCAAGTCCGCACAGGCGATCCGCAAGCTCTTCGACGAGGTGAAAGAGCCGGCGCAGATTGAGGTTGCCGATAATCTGATCCGCATCAAGTGCAACGGCGTTTCCCTTCTGTCGAAGCTGATCGAAGGCAAGTTTCCGGAACACTACCTGACTGCTGCGCCAGAAGACTACGAGCGCGAAATCTTCGTGACTGTCGCCGCCTTGAAGGCTGCCGTTGCTCGAGTCTGCCTTGTCGCCACGGAAGCGGATAAGGATGGCATCAAGCTCACCCTTGAGCGCGATACCATGCGGGTCGAGCTGACCAGCAAGGAAGGTGAGTCGGCGGTCGATTACGTGCCGATCCAGTACGAGGGTGACACCGGCTTTTCCATCGGCCTCAACAACGAGGCCCTGCGCGGCATCCTCAGCACCATCGAAACGCAGGACGTCATCATCCGTTTCGGCGGCTCGCTGCCCAACGCCGTGTTTCGTCCATCGGTCGGCGTCGATGAACTTTACGTGATCTCTCCGATGATGGCGCGAGGTGGCGAATGATGGGTAGCACGACGTTCCCATTTTCAAATGCGATGAATAAATCGGCAGTGATTTCCGACTGTGGCCTCTATCGCTATGAACTGTGCCGGCATTGGGACGCGTACCTTTATGCATTGCCCGTCTGCATGCTCAATCCATCCACAGCCGATGATCAGAAGGATGATCCGACCATCCGCGAGCTGATCCATTTCGCCAAGCTGTGGGGATATGGCGGACTATACATCGTCAATCTGTGTGCGTTTCGGGCGTCACATCCGTCAGACATGCAGGCCGCTTTAGATCCGGTCGGCCCACAGAACAATCAGTTCCTGCGCGATGCGCTGGACTATGCGCGAGATCACAATACACCGATGTTGGCCGCATGGGGCGATGGCGGCGCATTCAATGCGCGCGGAACTTGGATGTGTTCGAAAGCGGCTCACCACCTGGTTGACCTTGTGTGTCTCGGCAGAACCTTGGGCGATCATCCGAAGCATCCGATGTCGAGAGGCAAGAACCGCATTCCACGTGATCAACAGCCAATCATGTGGCGCAAGGTTCGTGACGGGAGCATGGGGTGGGTCGATTGATGAACCTCGACCAAGCCCGCACCTACCTGCCTGAAGCTCGCGACCTCGCTGGCCTCGCCAGCGAGCAGTTCGTCGAGTCCTATGACACCAAGACAAGCAGGGCGGAAATCTGCGTCGTCAATCGCATGACGGGCGAGATCGAGCCGATCGCGTACTTCACGCCCGATTGCTCCTATGACGACCGCCGGCTGCTGCTCAAGGCGCCCGAGCTCGTGCGCGCGCTGCTGGTGATAATGGAAACCGCGTTCGACAAGATCCGCAGCCTTGAGCCCCGGCCACCGCGCCAGCACGGCGGCAACGATAAGCCGAAGGACTACGCGGCCGAATGCGCCATGAAGTGCAACGACCGCCAGTTCCGCCGATTCCTCATGGACCGCCATAACGTGCCCGACGTAGCCGACGCCGAGCGCATCGCCGTGTCCGTCCGCAACATTTTGCGGATCAAGTCACGCGGCGAGCTGAACACGGACCCGGCCGCCGCGCAGCGCTGGATCGAATTTCGAGGGTCATTCGAGGCTTGGAAACGCCATGGATGATCATTGGACCGTCGAGTTTTCACTCGGGAAACACATAGATCTGGCTCTCGGTCAGGGCGTCCAGAAAGGCCTTTCGAGCCGTCGTTGGTTTTGTTTTACCTTCGAGCGCGCCAAGCAACACCGCCTGCGCTCGGGCGAAGGCTTTGCCTCGAATGCTGGAGGGCCATTCCTGCAGCATGAACTCAGCCGCTCGCTCCGGATTCGTGATCACGAGCCGCTGGCCGATCTTGTTCGTCTCAACGATCACCGGCTTTCCCCAACCAGACATGTCGAGATCCTCCCGCCTCTCAACGTTGCGGATGGGATGAAGTTCCTCGCAGGGAGTAGCCATGACCCGGCGTGACAAGATCCGCGCCCGCATCATGGAGCGCGTCTCCATCGATCCTGAAACAGGCTGCTGGATATGGACCGGCCCGACTTCGGGATCGAACGGGCGCGGCCATGGCTATCCGCGCATGTCGCTCAACGATCGCACCGTCGCCGTTCACATCGTCATGTGGACGAACGAACACGGCTATATTCCCGGCAACAAGGAGCTTGATCACGCCTGCCGCAATCGTCTGTGTGTGCGGCCGGATGAAGGTCACCTTGAGCTAGTCAGCCACAGCGTCAACATCAAGCGCCAGTGGAAGGCGCGCAAAGAAGCGTCGATGATCGGCCATAACGGCGGGCCACCGCTGGTCTGCGAGGAGGCTTGATGTCGCTGCTGCCTCCCAATCCGCTCCTGCTTGATTTTGTGCGCGCTTTGGCGAAAGCTGATGCGCGCCGCGATCGACTGGCGGCTGCGCAGCAAATGGAGAAGACATGTCATCACAGCGAGCAGCAATCTACGCCCGCTTCTCAACCGACCTTCAAAGCGAAAGATCGGTCGATGACCAAATTGCCATCTGTCGAGAATTCGCAGTCCGAAATGGCTACGTCGTCAGCAAAGCCTACTTCGACAAAGCGCGGTCGGGGGCGTCCATCCTTGGAAGAGATGGACTACTCAGTCTTATGGACGATGCCAGGGCTGGAAACTTCAACGTCATCATCGTCGAAGCGCTAGACCGCCTTTCCCGCGATCAGGAAGATCTGCCGCATCTTTATAAGCGTCTTACGCACCATGGCGTAGAGATAATTGCCGTGCACGACGGCAGGGCCGATCCGATACAGGTTGGGATCCGTGGTCTGGTTTCAACCCTATTTCTCGCTGATCTCAAGAATAAGATACGTCGCGGCATGACGGGCGTCGTGCGCGATGGCCGTCATGCTGGAGGTCGCGCCTATGGCTACCGGCCAACGCCCGGGCAACCTGGCGTGCTGCAGATTTACGAACCAGAGGCGGCCGTCGTTCGTCGCATCTTCGCTGAGATCTTGGCCGGCAGGCTCCCACGCGAGATCGCCAATGGCTTGAACCGGGACGGCATACAGCCGCCGCGAGGCGTGTCATGGAACGCCAGCACGATCAACGGTTCTGCCCAGCGCGGTAATGGCATCATCCGCAATCCGCTCTATGCAGGGAAGATTGTCTGGAACCGCGTCCGAATGGTGCGCGATCCTGAAACCGGGAAACGCATCAGCCGGATCAATGGCGCGGATGAACATCGCGAAGCGGATGCGCCTCACCTTGCTCTGATCGAAAGCCATGTGTTTGAGGCGGCTATAGAAATTGTCGAGGGCCGCGCGCGCAGGGCGAAAGGCGGTGAATATGTTCGGCGGCCTAAACGGCTACTGTCCGGCTTGCTTCGATGCAGTTATTGCGGCGGCGGCATGTCGATGCATGATCGACAGGGCGATGCAATTCGCATTCGATGCTCAAGGTCGATTGAGAGCGGCACATGCGAGAACAAGCGGCGCTATCGCCTGGACAAGATCGAAGCCGCCGTCGTCGCCGGACTGCGCACACAGATGCTTCATCCGGACCTGCTGACGGAATACGTCAGGGTATATCGAGAGGAAAGGCGCGACGAAGCAGCGAAAGCCGCGCGCGAGCGCTCGTCGCTAGAAAGACGGCTCTCCGATGTCAGCAGCCAAATGGATCGCCTGCTCCAGGCAATGGCTCGCGGTATCCTGCCGATTGAGGCAGTGGAAGCGCAATTCAAGCCTCTTGAGGCAGAGAAGGCGCAACTGGCCGCCGAGCTTGCAGTCGTTCCGCAATCGACAGCGGTCGAGCTGCACCCGCATGCGGTGACGCAGTATCGTAAGGCGGTCGAAGATCTTTCGGGCCGGCTTAGTGATCTGGATCAGCACGCCGATGCAGAAGCTCTCGCTTCCTTCCGTGCCCTCGTCGACCGTGTTGTTATCCACGACACGCCGACAGGTGGCGTAGAGGCCGAAGTAATCAGCCGCCTCTCGGCACTGATTGGCAATCACGCTGATATGTTGGGGGGACGAGTGGTAGCGGAGGAGGGATTTGAACCCCCGACACAAGGATTATGA